TATAGCCACCAGAGATCTTACCTGCTGTTGCGCCTTGGTTAGTAGCTGCGCCACCGTTGAAAGTGCTAAGCAATACATCTTGGTCAATCTTGATCTTCATTTGCATTGCAGCGTCATTGGTGAATACATCCATCAATTTTGGCTTAGCTTGCAATTCGAGCAAGTTATTAACGTTCACACCGAAATACTTACCTTTGTTGATTGTCAAAGTAAGTGTAGATGGAGCTGGTACTTCGTAAGCCAAGTTTTGACCAACAGAGTAGTTGTTAATAGTGATGGTTGGGATTGTATTGATAATTACTGTATCACCAATACCAGAGATGTCGCCTTGCCAATCAGTGTTAGCGATTTCGCCAAATACTGTAGATGCGTAGAACTTCTCAGCCAATTTACCAGACCAGAGAGCTGGGATAAACGAACCAGAGTAAGCAGTACCTGAGTATGCTGTTTGGCCAGCTGGTGAATTAAAACCACCAGAGTTAATGGGGTAGGTTGCTGCTGCGGTAATTGTAGACATATTATTTCCTTTTGAGATGCCTTGTTACTAATTAGTCGCTACCCCATTTAGAGAGTTATCGAACTCTTCCTTCAGAGATAGCGGATTGGATTTCCTGCTCAATACGTGCCGCTTCTTCTGTGCTTAGAAACCCACGTCGCTTATCTGAATAAAATCTTTCGACATCTGAATTACTCCAGAGTTTGAAACTTGATTCAGTAGCAGTCGTTGTCGCTTGAGCCCTAGAGCGTGTCGGCGTTACTTGACTCTGAAGTTGTTCACTTGGTTTTGGTTTATTTTGTTGAGAGGTAGGAGCTAACGTTGCTTTGTAAGCATTGAAAATCGTGGCTACACGATTGGAATCAAAAGCTTCTGCTGCACTAGTTAGAGCCATTTGGCGGGGAATTCCATAAACTGCATCTACTTCACCAAGCCACTGTAAAAATGCAGGGTCAGTATTTAACTGCTCCCACTCAGGTACTCGTTGTCCTAGACTCATCAAAAATCTATCCTGATCGGATACACCCTGACGACTGGAAACACTTCCTAATTGCTCATTAATCCTATCTATCTGACTTACTAACTCTGCTTCACGTTGTCTAAATGTTTGCACTTTAGATTCAGTTGCTCGATCAATAAGATCCAATAAATCACTTCCGAATGCTTCTTTGTCTTGTTCAGTGACTAGAGACTTAACGGGTTCCGGTTGTCGTTGTTCTGCTTTAGCTCTTAAGGATGCTTGTTCTGTTAGGAACTGCTGTTGTTGCGCTTTCATCTCCCGCAAATCTGCATGCAATCTTGGAACTTCTGCTTCAAACTTTCCTTGGAGCACGTGGTATTTTCTTTCCCATGTCTCTTCTGGAATCTGGTTAACCTGTTGAGGCTCATTTGGAATTACTTCATTTGCCTGGGGTACTGGATCAATTGATTGGGATTCGGTGCTAGTCTCTGGTTGTTTACCAGGCTCTTCACCTTGTAGTCCTGCTGCAATACGATCTGCTTCTTCTGCTTGTTGCTGTACAGCCTTTGGCAATGCCATATTCCTATCTCCTTCGCGCCGACTACGTTCATTGCGCCGACTTTACGGTCTGCTCTGTTCGATACGGTCTGCTACTTTGTTAACTTCAAAAATGACTAACTTTCTTTACAGTTAGCGCTTTAATTTGGCAATTAATGCATCTGCACCTTCAACTTTTTGGAGAATTTCTCCTAAAGCTACGACCCTGCCTTGTAGCCGATAAATTTGTTCTACATCTATTACTTTTATTAACAACTCCAAAGCCGCTTGACGCTCAGCTTTTAAATATTCCAAAAGCGGTGTAAATTCTGTTGCTCTTAAGTTGCCAAAACAACGTGCTACTCTTTCATCAAACTGTGCCAATTACTTGCACAAGCCTGTAGTTTTTGCAGATTCAACAGCAATTTCTTTACCACTACGCTTGAGTTCACCAAATACTTTTGAACCACCACCGTTAGTGCTGCCTTTACACATACCATCAGTTTTTGCTGTTTCTACGGCAATTTCTTTACCGCCACGCTTTAAAGTACTAAAAATCTCAGCCATTTTGGGCTCCTTTATATAGGGTACATACTAACATAATTACTTTTTAACACTCTGTTAGTAACTTGTCAACCGTTAGGTCTTTGTTGAAAATTATTTGTTACAGGTGCTCCATTTTGCAATTGCTGTCCTGGACCTGGTGGTGCAGTTGGCGAACCTCCTGCTTGTGCTTGTCCAGTCTTTTGTTGCATAGCTATCTGAGCTTCTTGTTGTTGCTGTGCTGCTTGAGCTTCTTGCGCTGCTGCCCATCTCTGCTTAAGTACTGCTAAAGGCGGAACAATATCGTCCTCATTAAGGTCAAGAGTCTTAGCTGCTTCACGCATTAATACTGCAATACCTTCTTTACCAACAATATCTTGGGCGATTGGGTTAGACAACGCAAGTTGTAAGAACTGACCTTGTTTCTGTGCAGCACTTTCTTTCTCAATTAGAGACTCTGCTCCACGAGCAACAACACTAATATCACCTTTAAGATCCGTGTCATCTGAATAACGCATGTTGTAGTAATACAAGCGATCAATTACAGGCTCAATAACTTTTTCATCAATGTTCGAGATAACCTGTTTAATAGCTTTACCTGCATTGCTCATCAACATCGACATACCTGAAGCTGTGCGCCCTGCACCGCCTGTAGGACTATCCCCAGTCATGTAGCGTGGGATACCTGTGTATTCATCTGCGAGTGTTGCAAACTTTTCATATACCGCCATGAGCTCTGGTGCTTGTGAGCTTGGTTGGAAAAAGTCGATGGGTTTGCCTCCACCATTCATTGGGTCGGAGGTGACTTGCCAAATTTTCCAAGGGAAAATCTGAGTGATGTTTTCACCAGGAGGAAGTCGATCAATGTTGTATACAACCTGCGGCCCTGAAGCTAACCCCATGTTATTAACTAGGGAGCGAGCTGCGGCGTTACAAACGTCTTGGGTATCTCGGCATAGATCTGCTACAGAATTGCCCCAAAAGGCCCCTGGAACCTCTTCATATGACGCTTTGAAGTAGGGCTTGCGTCCTAATGGATCTGGGTTGATAACCGCTTTGATAATCCAACGACCAATAAGCCAAGCTTCAATCGGATACTCTGCTAATTCATCTGGCACTTCATCTTCAGTCATGCCCCATTCACGGAGTAACTTACCTTGGATATTTCCCCAGTACTGAAGCGCATCAATGAGCTCTGATGGGTTTGTAGCCGTACCAATAGTCGATTTACCTTCAGCAGCTGCTTTAGATACGTCAACATAGATCCAGTCACGCAATCCACCTTTTCCGTATTCATTCAGCACTTGTCTAATAGCTAAATTGCTATAGCCTTCTACATCAAGAAGCGCAACTAAGTCAGCACGTTGGAGTTTATGACGTTCAATTAAATAGCCATCGTTAATATTTGAAGCATCGGGTGCTGGGTACATATTAAATGGGTCAACACGCTCCCACTCTAGACAATAGGTATCTTGTAGGTCTAAAGCATAGTGACCACTTTTGTCAGGAATCCAATGCATCTTAGGTTTCTTGCGTACTACAGGTCCCTTCATAACTGCTGATGGGAAAGTAACGATATCGTCTAAGAAGTCTGCAAATGATTGAACCCAGTTACCTTCAATGAGCTGTTGCTGCATTTTCTTTTCCATACGCTCGCAATCTTGGATTGCAATATCTCGTATGTGGCTATTAGCCTCGTCTTTTAGATCAAGGAGCATTTGACGTACTTCTTGTTGGCTAGGGTTTTGCCCTTGCATCAATGTTTGTTGGATCTGGATCTGGGCTTTCTGCATCAACTCTTGCAGCATATCTGGGGGCATATCTGGAACTGGCCCAGGCTGAATTGTCCAAGGTTTATCGCCAGAAGTAGTTACCAATACATCACGAAGCCAGCTAGATGCCGCACGGCATTTATTGCTGGTAAGCATCATGTAGATTGTTGTACTACCCTGCTGAGTTAATTGCGCCAGCTTATCTGGTTCATACTGACCCCGACGTTGTCTAACGGATTTGAGCATCTTTTGCTCTGCTGTCGACTCTTTAGCAGTCCTAGCGGAAGTCCATAGTTCTTTTATATGGCCTACTAAACGCTGTACTACAGGCTCGTTATTAGCTGCAAGTGCGGCAGCTTTTTCTTCTTCAAGCATGTGTTTTATGGACTTAATAGGCACGATACCGCCTACCGAGGTGAC